GACCTGGTGCACCTCGGGCAGCGTCGGCACTGGCGGCGCATTCCCGACCGGCGACGGCACCAACGCCCACACCCCCGGCACCGCGCGCGATCTCGACCTCGACATGATCGAGGATGGCATGCAAGCCGCCTGGCAGGCCGGCGGCTCGCCGACCATGGCGGTGATGTCGGGCACCATCAAACGGTGGTTCTCCAATATGGCGCAGGGCGGCACGGGTAATCCGGTGGTCGCGCAAAACATCGTGCAGCGCACCGCACCCGAACCGATCACGATTTCCGGTTCCGTTGGGGTGTTCTTGACCGACTTCGGCGACATCCAACTGGTGCCGGATCGCTTCATGCCGCCGCATGTGGTGGAGATCTTCGATCTCGACTTCTGCGAACTGGCAATTCTTTCCGGTCGCGATATGGTGGAAGAATCGTACGCCAAGACCGGCGATAACACCCAGGGCGGAATCGTCTGGGAAGGCACCTTGCGGCCGACCGCGCCGAAAGCCTCGGTCTGCATCTGGGATCTCAACCAGTAGGGCCGCGCGACGATGGCCGCGCCGCTGTTCTTCGAGACCGATCCAGTGACTCGCTCGATGACGCGGATCACCCAGGACGCGCTGACCGGGCTCACGCTCATTCAGCGCGCCCAGGACTACCGGCCGATCGTGGAATTCAACAAGCGCCTGGCCGGGCTGTTCGATCGCCATCAGGCGCGCGCGCTGGCGGTCAAGAGCGTCGGCGGCCGCTACGTCGCGAATATCCCGAACCAGGAATTCTTCAAACTGCTTCGCCTCGGCATTACCCGCGACCGCACCGCGTTCCGCCGCTGGCTGTCGCGCCGCGACACCAGACACTTCCGCACCGACGACGGCTCCCGTCTCGCCTAAAACCACAGGAGAAAAACCGTGTCAGGCCAACAGCGTCCACCGCCCTACCCACCGCAGCAGCAGCCGGCGCCGCCGCCGCAGCGTCATCCGCAGCAGGAGCCGCCGCGGTCGCCGGCGACGACCTTGCCCGCACCGACCGAGCCACCGAACCGGATGCGCCCGCCGCCGTTCGCGCCGGCACCGGAAACCGAGGAAACCCCGGAACTGCTGACCCCGGTGTATGACCCGAACATCGTGCCGTGGAAGCTGGTCAAGGTGATGTCGGCCGAGCAGCAGGCCGAACTGGTCAAGGCGATGCCGCCGCCACCGAAGCCCGGCGGCTGATGGCGAACTACCAACAACTGCAGAACGACGTGATGGCGTGGCTCAACCGGCGCGATGTCGCGCCGTTGATCCCGTCCTGGGTGACGATGACCGAGACCGACATCGCCGAGCTGTTGCGCGCGCGCTGCATGATCGTGCGCGGCAGCCAACAGCTCGACGGGCCGCAGATCACCTTGCCGGGCGATTTCGTCGCCATGGAGTCGATCCGCGACGCGCTCACCGGCAAAATGCTCGATCTGCACGACAGCTTTACCGGGCCGAACGAGAATCCGACCGGACCGGCGCAGCCCGGCGCCGGCGTCGCCACCGCCTATCGCCTGGTCGGCGACTGCGTGGAATTCCTGCCGCACCCGCAAGTGCCGGTGCCGCTGCCGCCGAACTGGACCTGGCAGATTGTCAACATGGTCTGGTACGCCAAGCCGCAGCCGCTGCAGGTGGTCTCCGACAGCAACACGGTGCTGAACGCGCATTACCAGGTTTATCTTTTTGGTTGCTGCCGCTACGGCGCGAAATACGAACTCGACGACGACCGCGCACAACAGATGGACGGCGAATTCGCCACCGCGGTCGCCGCCGCCAACGCCTGGAAGGTGGCGGCCGACTACTCCGGCGCGCCGCTCCGCGCCGTCGTGCGGGGGTTCTGATGAGCGGCAGTCTCAGCGGCAGCGCCACCGATTATCTGGAAGCCGCCGCGGTCAGCCATGTGCTCGGCATCACCGCGCTGGCGATGCCGATCGCGATCTATGTCGGGCTCTGCGCCACCGCGCCGCCGCCGACCGACGCGACCGGCGGCGCCGAGCCCGGTGCCACCGGCGGCTATGTCCGGGTGCAGGCGACGTTTGCGCTCGGCTCCGGCGTCACGCCCACCACGGCGACCAACAGCGCGATCGTGCAGTTTCCGGTGGCGACGGCGGATTGGGGCGCGCTCGGCTACTTCGAGCTGTGGGACGCCGCCTCAGCCGGCAACCGGCTGTTCTACGGCACCCTGGTCGACCCGAGCACCGGGGCGGCGTCGCCGCGCACCATCCTCAACGGCGACCAGGCGCGGTTCGCGCCCGGCACGCTTGCGGTGTCGTGCGACTGATGGCGCTGAACCCGAAACCCTACGGACAGGATGTCTACGGCGAGGGCCCGTATGGCTACGAACGCGTCGAGACCGAGCTCGGCGGCACCACCGGGATGACCTTCGGCGCCGCCGGCGACCTCTCCAACGACATCGGCATCGAAGGCCAGGCGGTGATGAGCTTCGGTGCCACCGGCACGCTCGGCGAGGCGTGGCTGCCGGCGCCCGCCTGCACGCCGGGAACCTGGCAGAAGGTGCGGTGCAGTGGCTGATACCTATACCCAATTCTGGGCGCTGACCAAGCCGGAAGTCGGAGCAAGTCGAGATACTTGGGGGACGAAGCTCAATACCGACTTTGACTTAATCGACCAACTCATTGAAGTGATGACGCCGGTCGGCGCGATGATGGACTTCGCCGGCGGCGCGGCACCCTATGGCTGGCTGTGGTGCGACGGCTCGATCAAGAACATCGCCGACTATCCGAAGCTCGCCGCGGTGCTCGGCACCCGCTACGGCGGCGACGGGGTTTCCACCTTTGGCCTGCCCAACACCCAGGGACGCTTCACCCTGGGCATCGGCAGCGCGGTCGACAGCGCCGGCATCGGCTACGGGATTTCGCTCGGCGAGATGGCGGGTTACTGGCAGTGGACGATCGGCCAGGGCAACCTGCCGAACTACCCGATCTCGATCGACGTGCAGGGCGATCACTCGCACACCGGCTATTCCGACTCGATCGGCGCACACGCGCATGGCGGTTACGCCGATTGGGCCGGCAGCCACGCGCATAATTTCTATGCGCTGCAGCAGCAGGCCGGCGGCGGCGTCGGCGGCGGCCCCTATCCGGTCAATTCGGTATGGGAGCAGACCGACACCCAGGGCAGCCATTGGCACCCGATCTATACCGACACCCAAGGCCAGCACCAGCACGCGATCCAGACCTATAATGCTGGGGCGCACTCGCATAACGCCTGGCTGAACGGCTCCGGCCAGGCGATGCCGCTGTTCAACCCGTTCATCGGCATGCAGAAAATCATCTGCTTCGGCCTGCCGGCGGGCTCGCTGTCACGCCACGGGGCGAGCGTGGTGGCGCTGATGAGCTCGCCGATGCGCGGCATGCACTGATGCAGCGCGCCTCGATCTTCCCGCAACCCGGCATCTTCCGCGCCGCGACGCCGTTGGCATCGTCGGGGCGCTGGTGGGACGCCAATCTGATGCGCTGGAGGGGCGGGACACTGCAGCCGATCGGCGGCTGGGCCTCGCTGCCGAACGCCACGTTCCCCGATCCGGCGCGGGATCTGCTCAGCTACCATGACAACTCGGGAAAACGCTGGGCGATCATCGGCACCGATAGCGCGCTCTATGCCTACGACTTCGACCTCGAGACATTGTACACCATCACCCCCGCGGGCGTCGGGCCGCTGGATCCGCCGGGGCCGATCCTCGGCTACGGCACCGGCGATTACGGGATGGACGCCTACGGCACCGCGCGCCAGCCGCAGGACGTGGGCCCGCACGACATCGCGGCCAATTTCGGCGACGCCTGGTCGCTCGATCTGTTCGGCGAGGATGTCTATTGCGTGCCGACCCAGGACGGGCAGCTCTATTCCTGGTCGCCGACCACGCCGAGCACGCCGATGACGGTGATCGCCGAGGCGCCGGTCGGCAATTACGGCGTGCTGGTCACCGATGAGCGGTTCATCGTGCTGATCGGCGCCGGCGGCAACCCAAGACAAGTTGCCTGGTGCGATCAGGAGAATCCGCATCTGTGGGCGCCGGCGATCGACAACCAGGCGGGCAGCCTGCCGCTGGAAACCGAAGGCAAGCCGCTCGGCGGCATTCGCTGTCCCGGCGGCAATCTGCTGTTCACCGACAACGATACGCACCTGCTGCATTATGTCGGGCCGCCTTACGTTTATGGCCTCAACAAAGTCGGCGCCAATTGCGGCCCGACCTCGCGGCGGGCGTGGAACGCCGCCGCCGGCATCGTCTATTGGGTCGGCAAGAAAACCCTGTGGCAGTATTCCGGCTCGGTCACCGCGCTGCCCACCGATGTCTCGGATTGGCTGTTCTCGATCCTCAACTCGGACTGGTCGGGCCGGGTATTTGCCTCGAGCAATCCCGCCTTCACCGAGCTGTGGTGGCATTTCCCCGACGAAGGCAGCCAGGAGTGCAACCGCTATATCGGCGTCAATTACGGCGCCCCCGGCATGCCCTGCATCATCGGCGCCCTGCTGCGCAACGCCGGCGACATCAAGGGCGCGATGGATCGGCCGCTGCTGTGCGGCGGCAATCTGCTCTATTTGCATGAATTCGGCTGGCTCGACGACGGTAATTCTCGGGTTGGCACCGTCTACATCGAGACCGGCGATGTCGAACTCTCCAATAATGGAGAGCGACGCTACCATGTCACCCAGGTGGCGCATGATTACGTCGGCGACATGGGCGCGATGGGTTTCCGGTTTTTCCCGCAGGAAGAGAGCGACGGGCCGTCGTGGGATACCGGCTCCTATCCGGTGATCTCGGGCAGTGGGCTCACCGATGTGCGGTTCTCCGGCCGCCAGGCGCGGATGCGCCTCGAGGGGCTGGCCGATACCCCGTTCGCGGTCGGCCGCGCCCGGCTGCTCTCCCGCCAGGGCGGGCTGCGCTAGATGGCGCGCTCGCCCCCCGCCCCGTTCGTTCCGCCGCAGACCGGCAGCCTCGACCAGCGGGTGAACCTGATCGCGCAAGCCATGACGCGTAAAGCCGATGCGGTGTCCGAGCCGGTCTATAGCGCGGTGCTCCTGGTCTCGCCCGGTGGCACCACCTACCGCTTGAGTGTGACCGCGGCGGGCGCGCTGCAGGTCGACGCGGTGGCGCGGACATGAGCACGTCGGAAACCCAACTCACGCGGGCGCGGCGCGGCCGGCTGGTGCGGCAGCTCGAGGAAGCGCTCGCCATCGGCGGCGGGCTGATGACCGCCAGTGACGTGATCGGAATGGCGCAGGAAGGCAAGATGCAGATCTGGCACGACACCGCCGATCGCGCGCTGGCGGTGACCCAACTGCTGACCTTCCCGCGGGCGCGCACCCTCGACATCGTGGCGGTGGCCGGCGATCTGCGCGCGGTGCTGGCGCTCGAGCCGCAGCTCGAGGCGTTCGCGCGGCGGCACGGCGCGGCGGCGATGACCGCGCACGGCCGCCCCGCCTGGGGCCGAGTCGGCGCGCCGATGGGCTGGAAGCTGCACTCGATGGCGTATTTCCGGCGGCTGACCAAACCCAACGGGCACACGCCATGACCGGCTTCCGGCGGCCACCTTACGCCACCGATTTCCAACT